TCACAAAAAAATAATATGAATGTTTTTGTCATGGTCAACACGGATTTCCTTGACAATGGAACGCCACAATTCACGCCTCTCCGGTATAGACAAAGAATCATACACACTTTCAAAATCCATTTTCAAAAAGTTTTTCAAATACGATAAATCCTTGACAGGTCGGGAATCCTCTGCATTTATTTTCTCAAGCTGCATCAGCAGTTTTTCTCTATCAAGTTTGAACTCGTCCATTGTTATGAGGTCGTTCAAATACAGGTCTTTCAATTTCTGCATTTTTCCCTCAACACTCCGGCGTTTGGCATCGGTACGCAATGCCGGAAGATTTGCAACCTCGTATTCTGTAATATAGTTTTCCAGTTCCGGACGGATGCGTTCGAGGAGCATCTTTTCAAGGGTTGTCTCAAATACAAGTTTTCGGTTCGGGCAGCGGTGCAGGTTCACACCCTGTCGGCAGCGGTACACACTGTATTTATATACGATTCGTGTTCCGTCGGCACGGACACGACCTCCTGCACGTTGCTGACATCCGCTCATGATATGGTCGCAGTCATCGCAGACAACGAGACCACTGAAAATATAATCGTGCTTTTTCCCGCTCTTGATGTTGATTTTGAGAAGTCTCTGCACATCAAAGAAAAGGTCACGGTCGATGGTAGCAGGACAATAATTTTTATTATCCCGAAACTCACCGATGTATTTCGTATTTGTGAGCATATTTTTGAGACTGGCAGCAGAACGGACAAGTCCGAACTCACTCTCCATGTACCGGAGTGTCATGCTCAAGTTTCCAGTCTTGCGGTAGTATTGGAAGATAGCAACGGCGGTTGGAGCGTCGTCATCCGGTACAAGGTGTTTATTTACAATCGCATATCCGAGAGGGGTTGAGCCGGAAAGAACCTCTCCGTTGTCAACCTTGTCATCGAACACGCCGAGGATTCGGTCGGAATCGTTTTGAGCCTCAAGTTCTGCCCATATCATTGAGTTATTAACGAAAGCACGACCGTGAGGGGTTGAGGTGTCAAAATAAGGCTGCTCAATGGCAGTCCATGAAACACCGTGCTTGTCAAGAATGTCCTGCGTGTTCAGATAATGACGGAGGTTTCTGAACCAACGGTCAAGACGTGTGAAAATAATGAGGTCAATTCTACCTGCACGGACATCATCAATGAGGCGTTGAAAGTCGTCTCGTTTCAATTTCTGTCCGGAGATTCCGTCATCAATGTATGTGTCAACGAGAATCATATTCTCATGACTGTCTATGTATTTTTGCCCTGTCGCTAATTGGTCACGCATGGAATCTCCGTCCTTGACCTGTTTGTCGGTCGAAACACGGATATAGATTGCCACACGGAGCAGGATTTTCTCAACAGGAGCGGTTGTTTTACGTCGCATTTTATCAACTCCATTCAAAAAAATGTATAAAAATAAAACCTATGCACAAGCACGGTTTTATGATAAAATGAGACTTGTGGGGTGACATTTTATCACCGTGCTTATACGGAGGTATATGTTATCTAAAGAGCGGTTTCCATTGGCGTGGAGGCTGCTCTTTTTTTTATTACAAAAATTCGATAACGACATCAAATCAGTGCGGAAATTTCGTTCTGTACACTTTCCTTGAGAAAGGAGGTGAGCAGGATGAAAATTCTCGTTTGGGAAATGAGAACCTCAAAGGGGTTCACATTGATGGAGTTATCGAAGAAATCCGGAATCGGAAAATCTACGATAAACAACATCGAAAACGGCAAGGTGTCGCCGACATTATTTCAGCTTGAAATGATAGCGATTGCATTAGGCGTGAAAATCACCGACCTGTTTGAATCCGAATACAAATAATTGTATCACATTGCAGCGGGATTCCGGCAGCAGGAGGAACGATTTCCACGATTATGGAAATCAACCTCGATATTTCCACAATGATGGAAATATATGATACACTGTAATCGGAAAGGGGGTGTTCCCCTTGAATTACAAAGAGGCTATTGTTGAAATAGTCGGGAAGATACAAAACGAACGCATCCTAAAGAGGATATATAAATTCGTGGCGTATCTGTACACCCATGAGGCTGACAGTTGAAAAGGCTGTCAGTCTTTTTCTTTATTATTTTGTGTGAACTCAATCGCCTTTTTCATTAAGCGGTCGAGTGCAGCGATGTCCTCGTCACTCAACTCAAGCATGAATTTGAAAAGGCTTTTTCGTGCCTCATCCTCACCCGCCATGATGCGGTCAATGCGTTCGATGAAATCATCGTCCGTGTCAATGAACATCTCACCGTCTCCGGTGGTCAACCACATATAATCAACATTATACTCACGACAAATCGCCTTGACGACCTGTTCAGTCACGGAGTTTTTTCCATTCTCAAGCTGACTGACAGAGTTTTTTTTCATTCCTATTTTCTCACCGAATTTCTCAAGAGTGAGACCGAGAGCTTTTCGGACTTCTCTGATTCGTTCGCCTTGCGTCATACTGAATCACCTCCTCTGTTTTCTAAAGCATAACACCCAACGAGACAAAAATCAATAAAAAAGTTCTTTGAAAGAACAAAAAAGTGTTGACAATGTTCTTTGAGGGAATTATACTGTTCTTACAAAGAACAACAGGGAGGTGAAAAGAAATGCCAAAACATGAAATTTCAAACGTAAGAACACGGGGAACTGGGGCGATTGAAAAACTCATTTTCTACAAAACGGAGGTTTCCGAACACCAAGAGATTAGAGTGAGAGCGGAATTCGAGGGAGACCCCGAACCGGAGCAAATCAAGCAGATTTCAGAGGTTGTCAAAAAGGCAGCGGAAGAAATAGGAAAGATTGTGGAGGAGTGGTGAAACACTCCTCCGAGAAAATCATTTCAAAGTGCGAATGTGTTGTGCAAAATCTTGTGTTTCAACACATGCCTTGATAGCTGATGCGAGAAGACGTTCAAATTCTTCTTTTGATAAATCAGAAACTTTTGAAAATTTGATGTCGCTATTTTCAAACGCACTTGCAATCGCACTTTTGAAAGTGTCATGATGAACCGCCATGTTGTCACCTCCTGTCATTTTGGAATGGTCGCACATTTATTATATGGCAGGAGATGCAACAGGACAAGCAAGAACAGGAGGAACGGAAATGAGCAGAGTAGAGGAGTTGAATCAGTACATACAAGAGTTATTTGATTATTGGGATGGGAAAAACGATGATTTCGAGCCTATCCCGATACCGAAAGAAGTTGACGACGAAATGCAGAGGGATTCATTTTATTAAAGCCGAAACGGGGCAGCAGTCGCCCCGTCAGTGTCCGGATGGCAACCGACACTCTGACGATGGCAAGCCGAAAGACATCGTGCAGCGATACCGTGGGAAACATGGCAGCGGTCGCACCTGCTAGAAAGTGCGTGGATGGTCAACAGGTTTTCGATGATTTTTAATGTGAAAAGCATCAACACGGTAGACAAAGCCGGAAAGCAGGTGGACGGGATGCAGAGACCGAGAGAACCACCAGTGCAGGAAATCACATAGAACACTATCAACAGAGGAGGTGTTGAATCATGACGAGAAACGAAAAAAAGACAGCAATCGAGAACATGGCAGAAAGATTCATGAGTATTTCTGACCTTGAGGGAAAATCAATGGCAATCATGGTCATGTCTGCATACGCAGAGGGCAAGGCAGCAGGAAAAGTCGAGGAGCGTCGCAGATGGGAACAGAAAGAGGCGATTGCAACGACCGCCTAACCGGACACGAAAACAACAGGCAAGAGCCTTTTTAATAGATTGGAGGTGCAGCAGGTGAGTGAACAGAACATCAAGAAATTTTATGAGACATTAGCGAGAATCATTTCTGAACGTGAGCAGGTGAAAATCACCGTGAGCGTCTCAAAGAAAGAAAAAGCAGCATAAAGACAAAAAAACGGATGACCGCTGCGAACGGTCATCCGTGTGTCAATCGGTGTCGATTGATATGTTTCAAACTAAGAATATTATATCAAATCTGACACGAAAAAGCAACTCAAAAACGACCGGAAAGGTCGGGAAAACAAAGGGTTTTCGGAGGTTTTGTCGTCCTTGTAATAGATACTAACAAGTCTACGAAAACATAACAGGAGGATTGTGTCAGATGGCAAGAAAAAGAGGGATGCAGTTTATCCCGTATGATTATGAGGTAGCATATAACAAAGCGATGGAGGACATGCACGAATGGTTCATTGAGAACCTGTTCCAACATCGAAAGAAAGTGATATATGCACTCAAAGAGATAACGGCAGGAGACCAGTTTGAAATTGAGATATATCCGCAGTTCCGGAGTATGGATGAAGTACCTCCGGAGGGGAGGACAATCAAGAAAGACAACAACAAGGCTCAAAAGAATCTGAATGACAAGAACGCAAGGAAATACGTTGAGAGGTTAATCAACGAGAATTTCAGCGACCGTGATATTTGGATGACGTTGACCTATGATGATGCACACCTCCCGCCGGACGGGGATGTTGATGCAGCAATCAAGAATGTGCAAAAGTACATCCGACGCATTAACTATCAGAGGAAAAAGAGAGGTCTCCCAAACGCAAAATATGTCTATGTGACCGCATACAATCCGGATGCGGAAATCAGATGGCATCATCACATTGTCATGGATGGTGCTTTGGACATGGAGACGGTTGAATCCTGTTGGAAACAGTCAAGCAGGAATGAGGTTCGCAGGTTACAGACGGACGAAAACGGTCTGTCCGGTATGGCGAATTACATCGTCGAAGAAAAGAACCGTGTTCCGTCGGAAAAGAGATGGAACAGTTCACAGGGATTGAGAGACCCACGAATCAAGGTCGTACACTCCAAACGTCCGGCAGCAGGAGGCAACTATAAAAAAATAGGCTCATTCGTTGACGGTATGGTCAAGGACAGGGATTCAATACCGGAGATATTAAAAAAGTGGTATCCGGACATGGATTTCACGAACGCAAATGTGTACTACAACGATTTTAACTGCATGTTTTACATACATGCACGAATGAGGAAAAGGAGGCTACAAAGTGAAAAGACGGAAAAGACGGGCAAGACATGCAGGACGACGTGATGCGTTCCATTTGACCATGATTGCGGTATTGATGACGGTGTTGTGCTTGATGATAGTGAATATCAAAGAGCCGGAGCAGACCGAGGAGGAGCAGCCGGAGACGACACATGCGGAAGTGGTGCAGAATCCGGAAACAATCGTGCAGACGGCAGAGACCGAAAGCAAATACAAGGTTTTTGACGGTATGTCCGAGGACTGGGGAAGTGATGACCTTGAGGGATTTGTGTTTTATGAGTTACCGGAGCAGTATGCGGATAAAGGCTATTTTCCGGAGAAAATGCAGATATACACAAGATGTCTATGCAAGCAAAATGACGTTCCCTATGCCCTTGTACTGGCAATCATTGAGCATGAATCCGGATATGAATTTGACAAGGTCGGAGACGGCGGGCAGTCAAAGGGATATATGCAGATATATGAGAAATGGCACACCGACCGGATGGAACGGTTAAACTGCACCGACCTCATGAACCCATATCAAAACGTGAGGGTCGGGATTGATTTCCTGTCGTACCTGCTCAAGAAATACGGCACGGTGCAGGATGCACTTGCAGCGTATAACTACGGTGAAAAGGGTGCGAGGGAACATTTGTGGAGCAACGGCGTGTATGTCTATTCATACAACAGTGCAATCATGCAGAGGATGAAAGAGATTGAGGAGGTGGTCGGGAAATGAGTTTTGACTGGCGACCGGAATCAAAGGACAGATATTTCAGAAAAGCCGAGGCAGCAGTCAAGGCAGCGGGATTCGATGACATCCTGCAAATCAGCAGAGAACAGTTTGCAATCACGAAAAGCACGGTCAAGGTGTATTTCAAGCCGATTCCGAGAGAGGGAAAGACCCGCCGATGGTGGGAGGCAAAGAAAAGCATCGCAGGGATGCAGGAGCAGTCCGGAGGGCGTGACGAGTTCGGCAGGAAAAAGAAAACCATTTTTATTCATGCCTATATGGTTTTAGAAATGGAGGAGCAGGACAGGTGAGGGCAGGAGAAATCATTGAAAGAATCAGACACATGCTCAAGGTCAAGGACTGCAAACATGTATGTCTGTTCTGCGAATATTATGACATGTGCAAAGAGGAGGCGAAAGCGAATGAACATGAGATATGCAAAGAGAAGTGAGGACACGGAGCAAATCAACGTCGTGTCATGGGCGGGATGGAACATGAACCGTTATCCGGAATTAAAGTGGTTGTTCCATGTGCCAAACGGAGGCAGTCGAAACAAACAGGAGGCAGTCAAATTCAAACAGATGGGTGTCAAGGCGGGCGTTTCTGATTTGTGCCTCCCGTACCCGAAAGGCTCATACTGCGGGTTATTTGTAGAAATGAAATTCGGGAATAACAGGCAGCAGGACACACAAAAAGAGTTCCTTGCGGATATGGCAGCAGCCGGACATTTTGTTGCAACCTGCTATTCGGCAGAGGAGGCAATCAAGGTCATTGAGGAATATCTGAATTTGTCGGATGCGGTACACATGGAGAGAAATCTGAACATGAGCATCCCGAACAACAGCATCCTCAAGGACGGGAAAATCAAGAATTGAGGAGAAAAGCGATGAAAGTATTGATTGCGTTAGGTATTGCAGCGGTTGTCATGCTTGCGATGGTATTTCTTGCGGTGATTTTATTCGTGGCAGCAGTTGCGGTCGATATAGCGTCCGAATTTATGGACTAAAAAATATAACAGGATAACAGGAGGAAACAACATGAGAATTATTGCAGTAATGTCACCAAAGGGAGGAATCGGAAAAACGACGACATCCGATTCAATCGCCTATATGTTGGGCGAGGAGCAGGGAAAGAGAGTGCTTGTGTTAGACGGAGACCCGCAGGGCGATACATCAAAGACGTTCGGGGTATTTGAACCGGACGGAATCGGAATGAGTGAGCTGCTTGAGAAACATGAATGTGTCGGCGGTACATACAAAACGGGTGATTTGATTCGCCCGACGGAATACTCACACGTTGACATCATTCCGGCGAACGGCTATCTCATGAAAACGGACATGAATTTGCTGCTCAAGTCAGAGGACAATCAAGTCACACGATTGCGTGAGGCGTTGGAGGAGGTAGCAGACGCATACGATTATTGCATTTGTGATTGTGGTCGACTGCTTGACATGGTGGTCATCAATATCCTCATATCGGCAGAGTTAATCATTGCACCCGTAAAGGTTGGAGGATATGAAATCGAGGCATTGCAGAACCTTGAGGAGCAGATTGAGGATTTGAGAGACATCAATCCGGATTTGAGAATCAAGGCACTCATGACCATGCGACAGAAAAACAAGACCTCTCTTGAGGTTGAGGAGTGGTTGAAAGCAGATTCCGGATTTGACATGTTTGTCACTCCGGTTCGCCGTTCTATCGTTGCGGAAAAATCAACAACGGCAATGATGCCACTCCCGAAATTTTCAAAGCGTGGAATCGTGTCTCAAGATTACAGATGCGTTGTGCATGAGTTACTCAAGGAAATGGAGGGGTAAGGCATGGAAAACGAGACAATACAAATCCTTGAGTTATTCGGAGGGATTGGGTCGCCTCGATGTGCCTTGAGAAATTTGAACATTCCAACGAAAGCAATCGACTATGTGGAAATCAATGAAAAGGCGGTGCGTTCGTACAATTCGATGTTCCGTGAGGAATTGGCATATAAAACACAAACGGTTGTCGGATGGAATCTAAAACCGGACATTCTGATTCATGGCTCACCTTGCCAAGACATGAGCATTGCAGGACATCAAGGAAAAGCGACAGGAGAGGGCAGAATCAACCGAGGCAAAGGTTCAGACGAGGGGAGCGGAACACGTTCCTCTCTCATGTGGGAGACAATACACATCATTGAGAATATGGGCGAATGGAGACCTCGTTATGTGATATGGGAAAACGTGAAGAATGTGAAATCAAAGTACATGAGACCGAATTTTGACAGATACATGGTTGAAATGGAACGGTTGGGATATACGAACAATTTTGAGGTACTGGATGCAAGAGAGTTCGGATTGCCACAGGCAAGAGAGCGGGTGTTCACGGTTTCTGTTCTGAATGGAGAAAAATTTGAATTTGATGACCTCATAAGAACGCCGATGCGTACTTTGCAGGAGTTTCTTGAAGACGATGCAAGTGTTCCGGATGTTTACGATGTGACACAACCGTCTGTCCTTGCATGTATCGGAGAAAAAGGCATCCGCAGGGCAACGGTTATCAAAGATTGTGCATATACCATCACGACGAGACAAGACCGGACACCTGCACAGGTCATCGACCGAGGCGATGGACGCTATCGCTATTTGACCGAGCGTGAATGTTGGCGATTGATGGGTTACACGGACGAGGATTTCGACAGGGCGAAAGCAGTGCAGGAAAGAAACGGAAAATATTACAAAGCATTATATGACCAAGCAGGAAACAGCATCGCCGTTCCAATATTCGAGAGCATATTCAGAAAAATTATTTTGCATGAGGTCGCATAAGACCGGAAAAGGAGGAAAGCACATGGGAAATATTGTGAAAACAGCAAAATGCAGATTCTGCGGTCAAATGACGCAGATTGAGGCAGACGAAGAACTGACAGCAGCACAGGCAGAGGAACAGGCAACAATGACATGTAACTGCACAGATGCGGTTGAGTATCAGAAAGAGAAACAGAGAAAAGAAAAGGCGATGCAGAACGTCGCTGCATTGTTCGGAGAGGCAGCAACACCGGACAAAAGATGCGGAGAGGGAATTGTGAAGATTCTCAAGGCAGCAGTTGAGGAAATTTACACCGGAGGACTGGCAAAGGTCACGTTGAACCTCCGTGGAGGCGTGAAAGCCTCTATTTCGCAGAACAGCAAGGGCGAAATCAACGTCGAACGTACCGAGACAAAAAAACAGAAACTCACAGAGTAATGACAGGAGGGTGAACAGATGGCAGCAGGATTCAGCGTGAAAGACGCACTCAACAAGAACAGCAAAGCAGGGATTGACGAATCTCCGAGAGCGAGATTCCGCACAAAGGACATTTCGATTTTCAAGATGTACCGCAACGACATGAATTTTTATAGTGTTGCAGACATCGAAGAACTGGCAGGAGACATCCTCCTGTCCGGTTTGAAACAAAACCTCGAACTTGTATATGCACCGTGCGAAAAAGGCGAATACAGAATCGTCGCAGGTGAAAGACGGTGGGAGGCTCTCAAGCACCTCGTATCAAAGGGATATAAAGATTTTGAACTTGCAACCAGTAAATTGACCACACCACAGGACGATGACGAGGAACAGGTTGAAATCATCATCGCCAACTCATACCGTTCAAAGACCATTTCCGACATGATTGAGGAGGAAACACGCCTCAAGGCATCTCTTGAGCGTATGAAAGCAGCGGGAAAGAAAATCAAGGGATATGACCTGCAATCCGGACGATTGAGGGATGTGATTTCCTCAATGCTGCATGTGAGCAAAACAAAGATTGCACAGATTGAGGCAATCAATAACAATCTGATTCCGGAATGGAAAGAGGAACTCAAGAAAGAACGCCTCACATTCTCCGCAGCTTATGAATTGAGCGGAATGACGGAGGATGAACAGCGTGAGACATTGGGGAAATTTTCAGAGACCGGAGAACTGACACACAAAGAAGTGAAAGACATGAAAGAGGCGAAAGCAGCAGGGCAGCAGGTGTCAGAATCCGACACGGAAGAAAACGGCATGACTCCTCCGGAGGCAAGAGCGGGCGACGATTATGAGACACCTCATCCGGAGGGAATCACATCTCTCTGTTATTCCTGCACCGAATATGAGACTTGCAATGTTAAGACCGGAACATGTACCTCATGCGACCAGTACAAGAACCGTGCAGAGGCATACAAGACCGACGAACAGAGGTATTCAGAGGAACAGGATGCAATCGACCGTGAGACAAAGAAAAAACTCCGTGAGATGGAACAGGAGGAGAAGATGCAGAAACTCCCATCAACAGCACCGGAGGAAATAAAGACAATCAGAGTGTCACAGGACAAATTCGAGGAATACACGGGAGAATATAGGAAACCGTACATGATAACAAAAGACGACGGATTCAAGGTCGGAAATGTCGTCAAATTAGTAGTATTTGTAGCAGGTAAAGCAACCGGAGAGACGGCAGACATGAGAATCACCTGCAAAGACGATGACATCACATGCAGCGGACTGTCAGACGGTTGGTGCGTTATCGGTTTAGGCGTGGCATAGAGGAGACAGAATGAGTTATAAACAGAGACACCCGTATTTGATGCAGCTTGCATATATCATCAAATACAGTTTGAAGAATTGGAGGAAAAGACATGAATAACATCAAAAGAGGCGAAATGTTCTATATCAGCAGAGGGGGGGTGTCGTATAGCGGGAGCGAACAGCACTCCGACCGTCCGGCGGTCGTTGTAAGCAATGACAAGAACAATGAGAACAGCAATGTCGTTGAGGTTGTATATATGACCACGCAGCCGAAAACAGACCTCCCGACACATGTAACAGTGAGGTCAACAGGCAGACCAAGCACCGTTTTATGTGAGCAGGTCTATTCGGTATCAACAGAACGCATCGGAACGTATATCGGGGAGTGTTCAGACAAAGAGATGGAGAACATCGACATCGCTCTCATGATTTCCTTGCAGCTTGACGGCAACATGAAAACCTCGAAGAAATACAATGAGACAATCAAAGAGCAACAGGAGGAAATTGACCACCTCAAAACAGAAATCGAGGAAATGGAAAAAGACTGCAAAGAACTGATTGAACAGGTCAACCAGTATGCAGCAGCCAACACAGAGAAAAATGAGAAAATCGCAAAAATGGCATCATCAGAGGAGACAATCAGATTGCAGACAGAAAGAGACACATACAAGACCATGTATGAACAGTTACTCAACAGATTAGTGAATGGAGGAGCAGCATGAACAAAAGTACATTAAAGGCAGAATTTATCAATGCGAAAATCAAGGATGCGAAGTACATCGGAGTGAGCATCAAGACGGAGGGCAGCAGTCAGCCGGAAATCATCATCAATCCGAAAGAGAATTTCGATGCGAAATTTGATTATTACATGGAGGCATACGATGACGATTTGATTCTGATTGCAGCAAAGGGCAAAAAGGACATCCGCATCGTGGCAGCAGGACACGGAAACCGATTCGAGGACATTGAAAACCAGTTAATCGGGGAAAAGGGCAAAGGTTGGAGAGAATTGATTGCAGGAGCGATTGGCAACGCCTATGACCGTTTGATTGCAAGCACACCTCCACAGACGGAGGAGGAAAAGACCCATTGCGAAATGATAAAAGAGGCAGTCAAGGGAATGTTCATCAATGAGAGCAGGACAGCAGCAGAGGCAGAGTTCATCAAGACCCATATTGTTGATTATGAGAAAATATTCGATGTTTGCATGAATGGCGATGACCTTGAGTTCAAAAAAGGACTTGTCAGATTGCAGAAAATGCAAAATGAATATGTGATGCAGAGAGAACGGGAGGAAACGGCGAATGAATAAAGTTATATTGATGGGGCGACTTACAAGAGACCCGAATGTCAGATATACACAGCAGAACAGTTCACAAGAATCCATGTGCGTGGCACGTTACACACTGGCAGTCGACCGCAGAGGTGCAAGAGACGGGCAGCAGTCAGCGGATTTCATTTCCTGCGTTGCATTTGGCAAAAACGGCGAATTTGCAGAGAAGTATTTCAAACAGGGAACAAAAATCGCTATTACGGGCAGGATTCAGACGGGTTCATACACCAACAGAGACGGTCAAAAGATATATACGACCGATGTTGTGATTGAGGAACAGGAATTTGCAGAAAGCAAGAAAGCAGCGGGAGAACAGGAGCAAAATGCGGGTTATACGGATGCAGGTGACGGGTTCATGAACATTCCGGACGGTGTTGACGAACAACTCCCTTTTGCGTAAATGGAAAGGAGGAGCGTGATAATATGGGAATTATGAGCATCGTGAAAAACGTGATTGAGCATTTCAGAAAAGCCGGAAAGACAGAAAATGAGATTTCGGGCATGATTGAACAGGCAGCAGACAGGGCGACAGTCAACAAAGGCGTTACAGAAAAAAAGGAATATAAAAGACCGGAAATCAAGGTCGAAACATCGGCAGAACAGTTCGTCGAGGCAGTCATGCAAACGGGTGTCACAGCGGAGCAGGTAAAAACGGCAATTATGAAAATGTGCGATTCGCAAAGATGCACAAATCGCCAAAACACAAATAACTGGCGTAAAATGCACGGTCTGCCTATGAGAAGAAAGCAGAAAGCGAGGAAAAAGCATGAAAGAGGAAAAAGAGCAGACAGTCATTGACAAAACCCTGCTATATCTTGAAAACTATCGTGAAATGGAGCGGTACATCAAAGAGGCGGTATCAGAGACCTCTCAAGTGCCGGATATAGACAAATACAACATATCAGCAGAAAGAGCGTTCCTGCAATCGGTCAGAGAGTGCCGTGCAGAGACGGTCATTCTGTTCGAGCATCTCAAACAGGCTCTTGCATCGCTCAAAGAAGATGCAGAGGCAGCAGGTGAGGGGTACAAGTACGACACACTTGAGGCAGTCTATATCAAGGGCAAGACATACGAGGATATAGTGAGGGAGACAGGATGCGGACGCAACTCACCGAAAAAGTGGTGCAAG